AATTTCATCGTAGTTGGTCGTGCCATTGGTGTTGGAACTCAAGCGGAAACGCCAGCCATCAAGCGCCTGCGTATTGACATCATCGAGGGTCTGTACCCATTGAAAGGCGTGCTTGACACTGACATCAGTAGAGCCAGCGTTAAACCCGCCTCCCCCCAAGCCCGTACCATTCATACGGGCATCGTTAGCGTTTGTGCCTTCTACTCGGGGATTAGGAATAGCCGCATTAGGGCCGCCAACATTGCCAAGCCCGAAACCTACTAGCGTATCTCGGGTTGTAATGTTGTTCTGGTCATCTGCAACAGTGGTAGCCATTATACTGTACTGATAAGCGTGGCTAGAAACTCGGCCTGCGCATCAATATCGAAGGTTAAGTCGGTCGCGGCGACAGGTAAGATACCTTCGACAGTGACTTCATTTGGCCCTTCCCGACTTTGAATCTTGTAATGACCCCGGGTGGCTGGTGGCATCTGGCCGGGAGGAATCCGGATAACGCTACCAACATCAGCATTTGTCAGGGCAACAGCATCGCTCCTGAAAGTACTAGGTAGTACGAATTCCCCATCAACGCCGCTCTTGGCAGTGGCCCCATTAACGGACCACCGGGAGCCCGGGGGATTTGCGGCTTTCCATGCGATTAAGTGATCTAAGCGATCACGGCCCATTACCGTATCGAGGGCAATCCGCTCTGAGAGCAGATTACCATTTGGGCCATTTCGTATAACAGGAAACTCGATGATCGAGTTTAAGTCCTCTGAGGTTATATCAAACGTCAGGCTCAGCGTTATTCGCCATACAGACATTAGGCATCACTAGTTCGTACTGCCGCTACAGTTACAGGCGTTGCAAGGAACTGGGCTGCCTGCGCTTCAAAAGTCTTAATTGGCGTTGCTCCCCCATCACGTACGCGTACGAGGACATCAACATCGATTGTATGAATCGCCGTATAGGACTCACTCGTAGCACCTGCCAGCTTATCGATGTAAGCCACGAAAACATCCTTGGGCGCTGTCGCCACATTAATACCTGTCCAATCATCGTCAGGGCCGACCGTGATCGTGAAATCATTGACTGCGAACGAGTCGTATTGAATTCTACGATAAATCCCGGTATCAAGCTCAACGCGCAGGCGTGTCGTATCACCGCCAGTACCACTTGTCGGAGTACCCGCAGGAACCGCGGCACTTGTCTGGACTAAAGTCTCAGTTACGCCACTTAAGGTAACATCGGTAGCCATTTGAGCTTTGTTAAGCGTAGTACCAGTTCGAGGCCCAACGAGGACCCGATCCTCACCACTGACCAGTCCAGAGACTGTAAACGTGACGTTGTTCGGAGGTACGCGAGAAGCGTCTGCAAGGTCGGTGAAACGATCTGAGGAGCCAACATCCGCAGCTTCAAAACCTACACCATAAGTACCAATGATATTGGAGCCCGTGGAAGTTCCTAGGAATTCGGGGTTTACAGTTTTAGTGTTCAAGACTGCTGTAGCAAGAGCCAAATCCAGTAAGGGGTCTGCCGTAACATCATCAGCTCGTATAACATTGTTATCAACAGGATTTACACCGGAGAGAACCTGTAGGTAAAGCTCACCCGTAGCACCATTATCGTCCTTGGCAAGCAGGATTCCTTCACCGCCGGACTTGTCATTGTCGACAATCGTGACATTGACCGTTGCCGTGGTTTCGGCAGCGCCCCTAACGGAAGTGAATGTATCGTTATCAATAACGACGCTCAGGGTATCTAAAACGACAACCAGTTCGTCCACACCATCATCATACAGAACCTTGGCTCCGGACCTGATCACAGCGGTCGCCTGCACGAAAATCTGGATATACTCACCCGGAACAAAGGGGCCAGCAGACAAAGCATCATAAGTAAGCTTGGTTCCCCACGTTACAATATCATTCTCGCTAAGGCCTGTTGCACCAATCTCACCATCAAAGCCTACCTCGACATTGATACCCTGAAATAGCTCCCCGGGAATGTCGTGGATAACAGGGCAGCTCTTGACCGTGATATCGATATCTGCGGTTGCGACCGCAGTCCATACGGCCGCGGTATCAGAAGCGGTATTCATAGTCGCATCCTGATCTGTCGATGCCCCTTGTAAGGAGAAGTTCGCGCCCGCTGTACCTTCCAAGTGGCGAAAAACTGCAAAATACTCAGCGTTGGCAAGCGTTAGGCCCGCAAGCTGATCCGCGCCTGTTGAAGGGTTACGCTTATTAAAGCGAAAAATCGCTTCCTCATAGGTCGTTGTAAACGCGCTAGCAAGTATAGGCTCTGATCTTGCTAACACACCACCGATCGGCTCGGCAAGCTGCGCGGCAGCATCGTCTGAATCCCAGAGCTCACAGTAAACCGTACCGGTTGGAGTCCCTGCTAAAATTTTAATATTGGCTCTGACTTCGACTAGCTTTTCACTACCCGTTAGAGGTATGAACGACTGAGATTGTCCGACAATAGTCGCATTATCGATAACAAAGTCCGCCCCTGTTGGTGTACCAGCGGTAGCGTCTGCGATATGTGCGCGCTGAGAAATCCACTTTGATCTCTCGTAGGTCTGATTAACGCTTTGAATACCGATATTCCACTGAGAATAAAACTCCTGCCCGGTAGCCCCTGTGCCGTCGATATTGATCTCCTGAAAGCCTTCGACATTACTGATCGTAGTCCAGCCCGCAATGGTCGCATCAACCGTAGCATTGAAGATATCCGCACCGTTACCGATCGCAGCAACAGAGTTACCGGTACCGAGCGTTGCAGGAAAGCGTCGGTATTGATCGCCCAGTTCTCTAGCGAGAACTGTAACTCGTTGACCGTCAATTTGTGCTCCTGCGAACTTGGTTTTAATCAACTGTCTGGAGAATACTAATGACGGTGCTGCTTCTGGATTAATGCCTGTCCCCCAGAAGGAAGGAAGAACCTTACCATCCTGAATTACCATGAATTCGGTCCCGGCCTCGACCGGGCCAATGATATTCAAGCCGGAATAGAGCGTTTCACCGCCTACTCCGGGCTCTGTTTGGGAGATCGAGCCGTTGTATAGATGATTTATGAAGGTGTCATCTACATTGAAAGGAGCGTTCAAATTTAAAATCTGATCGGTAGACCTATCGAAAGCAGTATCAACCGTGATATCAAGCAGATCGTTACCAACCGCCTGACCATCATCCTGCTTGTCCATCAGGAATTGAATGAATTCAAGAACAGAGTGTCTATTTGTGGTCGCGGCCCCCGTCCAGCGGATTGCGCCAGCGGCGTCAATCGAGATATCGGCTGTTGCTATAGCTGCCATTTTACTTCACCTTTTTGGTTTTGGGCTTCAAAAGCTCTGGCCCACTTGTAATATTAAAAGCCCCCACCATGCGCTTAGCCTCGCTTTTCGACGAGGCCATAAACTGTTTCGTAACTACCTTACCATCCTGCTTGAATTTGAACACCCAAGTTTTCATATCAGGAGTATGCATGACCAGCCCTCCCAGTCCAAGTAAAAGAGAACGTATTCGAGACACCACCGGCAATACCGTCGGTAACATCCAGCTCTGTCGTAGCGTCTAAAATGAGCCTAGCGATCATCCAAACAGCCGCCGCTTCCGCACTACCATACGGGGCCCACCCCTTGTAAATCGTAGTAATAGCCCCCACGGTACGAATTTCAATGCGCCGGGCGTAGACCCCCATATCCTGCACCCAAGCACTCCCCTGTCCTGCAAGCTGGTGCGCTGCATCCTTGCCCGCAATAAGGAGGTCAGTCTGAGCCATTTAATCACCGTCCTGAGCCTGCTTTAAAAGGAGATCGATAACCTTATCAAGCTTTTTCTCGACTTTCTCGTGCAGATCGTTTGCCCGTTGTTCATTATCATCGACCTCACGCTGTAAGGCTTTTGCGTTATTCTCGGTGATAGTAAAGCGTAAATTCATGATGCTGGTAGGGGCAAGCGTAGGTATCTTCTTTTGAATAGTCTGGACCTCCGCAGCTACAGCTTGCATGCTTACATAATAGGTAAGGGCAGAGCCCCCCATAGTGAGGACAAACGCGACTAGGGGCCAATTCTTCAATAAGAACTTGTTCATTTGTCTAATCCCCGGGTCAGAACACGCATTACAAAGGGTTTAACCATCTTATCGGGTAAGATAAAGCCGGTATTTCTAATCACCTTGATGCGGCTTCCGACCTGCTCAACGACTGCTTGTTGCCAGCCATCGTCGAACTTCTCGTAATAAGCACTCAACGCTATAAAAGGGTTTCGTTTCACAACCGCATATAAAGCCATTATGCAGTCTCCGACAGCACGGGAATCAAATCGTGCCCGTAATTCAGGACACCAAGATGCCCAATTTCCAGAGAAACGCGGTGATCCACGTAGATTTTCACCCCAGCGCGCTCAAGGTCCTCGCAAAAAGCCCAATCCTCACCCACATAGCTAGCGAGTTTAGGGTTCCAGTGCTGCGTAAACCATGGCCCTTTCTCTAGGGCGGCACGCTTGAAAATATTAAGATCGATCATCATGATTCCCGTACCGACTCGCCAAACGCGTTCGAGAGGGGGGGAAGATGTCGAGGTATAAACAGGCGAACCCTCCGCAGCCGCGCTTTTCTGCCGGGCCGTCGGGGAGGACGGGATCATTTTAGTGGCGATATTGCAGGCTACAACCTGCTTCTTGTGAGCGAGCAGCCTTTCGGCTATATCCGCGGGGAAAGTCTGATCACTATCGATAAATAGAAGGTGGGTAGCATGATTCTTGATGGCGGCGGCGACCATATCCTGCCGCATATTGGCAAGAATACTGCCCCGCTTGTTGTGGACGGTGTACTGCACCGTTCTTTCGTTGATAGTCGAAGTCGCTGATAAATGGCTTGTCAGGAAGACAAGGGACATCCCGAACTCCGCTAGCCATGTCGAGGTCGATGGTATACAGATAACAAGACGGAGCTCTTTCATTCATCATCCCGGGACAACTTCTCGAACTCATTCTCGTCGTAAACGTCAATAGAGCTAATCGCTACCCGCATGGAGTAGGCTTCAGGGCGGTCGGGATTCTCGTCGTTCGATATCTCACGAACGATGCCTTTGAACAGGACCTCAATCTTTGCATCAACGTCGATCGCATCTGCGATCTCTTTATTGATAGGCAGGAAGATCGCAAAGGTCGGATTAGTAGTCGGCGCTTCTGATGAGGGCGGCGCAGCCGGTATCTCGTAATGAGGCATGACTACAGCCTCGAACAGGTTACGGTAGCATCAAAATCTGTAACCGTGCCCCCCGCTGTATACTCAATCTTGACTACAGAAGGGCACTGATTTATGACAATAGACTGGACAGAAGCCCCAGCCACCGATTGAACAAAGGAGCCAACGACATAGTCTACGGAATCGATAGTTGCCGTAATGTCGAGGTCCATCGTCGGCGCAGTACCAGTTAATGCGGTTACGTTAAGATGAAAACGGGCGTCACCCGTCTGTAAGTCGCGAGTGCCCACTGTATCGACAGCAACTTCCTCGCCTGAGGCCGTCGCGTTTACGATAGTCGCAACGACTGTGTTAATGAGGCGCATAGCGATCTCCTTAAAAACGGGGGAGCCAAAAGCCCCCCCTTGATTAAAGTAGCAGGAATACCCGCTAGATGATGAAGTTGCCCAGATAGGCCATGGTCTTCTCGTGCCGGATTTCTAGGCCCGCCTCGGTCAACCACTGCCCTTTCAGGGAGTCAGCATCGTTCGCTTGGATATTGTCTTCCATGCGCGTATCTCGCATATGCCGGTAAATTAATGCCGACGGATCGATGATAAACGCACTATTGGTAAACTTACCATGCGTGTTCATAAGCGGATGCGTCCGCACGAACAGTGTTCCTTGCGGGAAGACCCAACGCTGCAACTGCATACCGTAGGTTTTCACCGTACCGTCGAAGTTGATGCGAGTGCTACTGGAATTCCGCGCCAGCTTGTTCAGCTCGTTTAAGAATCCGTTACCGGCGAGTACGATACGCTCGTTGCCTGCGGAGCCTGCATCGTAATCGAACACCTGAAAGACGTCGTTGAGGAACGTGTCCTCAGTCGGGCTTGTGGTGTAAATCTTCGAGTTCGTGGTAATGAACTCACGAAGGCCCCCGGTGAACCGCTTCGGCTTAACGCCCGAAGTGTCCTCGAAAGCCTGACCGAACATCCAAGCCCACTCCAGAGCAACGGAATGGTCGAACATTTTCCGCCTCTTGTCGTTTTTGACCGGATCGCCCGTACGTGTATGCGTGATACGTGCGGTGTTGGTGATCTGGTAAGCAGTCTTGAAAATCTGGGCGAAGTTGATTAACTTGGTTGGGTTCCGAGTTGAGGTGTTCGGAGACACGCTACCTTCCTCGTAGGTATTCCCGATCTTCAACAGCAAGGCGCTCGCGCCTGTGTTGGCACCCGTTGATCCTGCCGCTCCGCGCTTCACCACGATTGCGGTGTCGGAAGTGACAGAGGAAACCTCAACCAGCTCGTTGTCGTATGCGGCGAGTTCCGTCTTCTCGACCATGAGGATATCGCCCGGAACTACATCCAAGCCACCCAAGGTCAGACCGAAAGCGGTAGAAGTTGCCGACGCGCCCGTCGAATTCATTGTTAGCCGAACAGAGTTCAGCTCTTCTTCCCACCACGCGAATTCCGGATCGTCCACCGACTCGGACTTCATTTTCGACAGCATTGCCGTGAGAGGAGCTGAGCCGTTTGGATTACGCCAAAGGATCATCTCCCGGAAATTTTTGGGGCGTTCATCGGTGGCCCAATCACCTGTACCACGAAGGCCTGCTATTGAAGGCATAACTTAGTCCTCACCATCATCAATGAATTCTTGCGCTAATGTCTCGAATTCGTTTAACTTCTTGGGCGCGGGGGCTGGGCTAGAAATCTGAGCTCCTCCACCGGGCGCGGCTGGTGTGAATCCCTTGTCTGCCGTAGGAGGGGGGGAAGCTGTATCCTTCGCACCGACCTCGACAGGGATTCGCAATGCAACCATCGCCATTGCGCCTGCTTCCTCGATAGCTTGTGGCATCGTAGCATTCGGATTCATAGCACGATAAGACTTAATCGTACGATTAATCGTTTCCTGCTGCTCTGCGTTTTCACCATACGCCGCTTCGAGTTTAGGCCATCTCGCGAAGAAATCAGCCTGATCTTTCGCTGTCTTCTCCTGTTGACTCATAACCGACCGAACTTGCTGCGGCATGGCCTGAGTGACCCCTCCCATCAGGGAGTCGTACATATCCATATAAGCGTTGGCGAAAATCTTAGGTAGGGCCTTTTCAGGCTCAGCCAAAAGCATATCTCGCATCTCATCCCCCTCAAGTTGAGTCGCATAATGCTGCTCAATCTTTGAGAGGGCATCAGTCCGCCACTCCTGCCGTTGTTTCACTTGCTCTTCGGCAGTCGCGGTAGGCTGTTCGTCAGTTGGGGGAGCGGGCACAACGGCCGGTGCTTCCAGTTCTAACGGAGAGGCTACAGGTGCAGGCGTGCTACCTGATTCGGGTGACGGCTCGGGCGGACTAGCTGTGTCTACCGGAGGGTCGTCTGGACCGTCCTCTATAACAGGGGTCTCGGCCGGAGCCGGTTCCTCTGGGGGAGTCTCTTCAATATCCTCGAAGAGTTCTAGTAACTGTGCTGTATCCGGATCAAGCTCAGGAGTGGGCACAGCGGGATTATCTTCCGATTTGAGCGCATTTGCAACAGTTTCTGCGTTATTCGACATTTTCTTCCTCCTTTTTCATCTCGGTAAGCAACTCAACAGCAGCCCCAAGAGCGCCGGGCGCAAGCGTTCGAGCTAACATGAGACCCGCAATCTCCCCTTTTTCAAATTCGCTCTTAAATACGGCCCCGAAGCCATCGGAAGCGACTGGCATCCGCCCCTTACGGACATTAATCTGCTTTTCGAGCATTGCCATAAAATAATTCCAGCCCTCCTGTTTTAACAGGGGGTCTAAATTGTCTACGATGATACGCGCCGCCTTGACGTCTTCATCTTCCACTTCAACTGGTCTATCTTCCCCATCCATCTTTGATTATCCTGTAGGTCCGACTCCACCTACTTGAGGAGCTTGCGGCTCCCCGGCGCTGTTTTGCCCGGTAATAGGCACTAAATTCCCAGCCCGCGTCTGCTCTGCTACCTGCTCGTCTGGGGTCACTTTAATCTCGAATTGTTTGATGTTCTTTGCCCCTGAGAGTTGCATCATATGGGCAATAATGGCCTTGATATCATATGCGCCCGCTAAAGTCTCGTTCGCAGCAATATCTCGGATGAATTCTCGCCACAGATTAGCCTGAGCAAAGCGATCGACCGGCAGTGTACCGTCTACAGGCGTGTAATCAAAGAACCCTTGTATTAATTCGGGCGTTACTTCGGCAAACGCGCCCTGAGGGCCATTGAGATCGCCTGCTATCTTGAATTGACGCTCCAGATCATAGAACTGTTGCGTATTCTGCAACAGCATCTGCGATAGAGGAGTCCAACCCATAGCACTCATATACTCTGCATTGGTCTTTAAACGGTTAATTCCGAACGAGGTCGTTGAGCGAATCTCCGTGGCGGTCTTCCGACCACCCTCATTGACAGCCCCCATCAGGTTGTCGTTGACGCCTGTCACACGCTCGATGAGATCAGTGATGACAGTCGCGTCTTTTAGGTGTCCTTGAGTGATATCGACCACTTGAAGCTGTGTTACGGCGTCTTTTGTCGGCATTCCGTAATATTCGGGCTTCACACGGATTAATCGGCCCGCATTGGGGTCTGTCATGTCTTTCATGACGATTCGGGAAGGATCGACGACAAATTGGTCGTTAATAGCCTTTCTGACGTTATGCAGGTGCGAATTGATGAGCCACGAGAGCGTATCTTGCAAAGGCCCCATGACTTCCATTAATGAGCGGCTAAATAGCGAATATCCGTCTGGTTCGTACTCCTGAACCGAAAACGGGAATTTATTGTGGTACAGCCCTAAAGGCTGGGCCCCTATAATGATATCTTTCTCTGCGAGCGTGAAAACCCACTTAACGGGCCATTCGGTTGTACCTAGCTTCCACTCCTTCGGGATAATCTCGACGAATATCTCATATAGACCCACAAAAGGGCGATCCCGGCGTTTGGCCTTGTCATCGCGCGGAGGACCGAGTGGATATTCGGTTGCGGCCTCGGGTAACGTGATCTGTTCAGAGCCCTTCTCGCGGTCAAAAACTTGGGCCCGCAGGCGTTCGAGCTCTTCAAAGTTGAAATACAGGCCTTTTTGGTGCCTACGAACGATAGTATTCCAGCCCACTTCAGTATAGCGAGCGACGAACTCACCATCTTGGAATCGGGAGATAGGTACCCGGGGGTCCGGAAAGAAGTCCTGTGGACGGACGTTATACAGTCTATTGCCTACATACCCGGGCATGCGCTTCGTTTCGCGAACTTTTTTAGTGGAGCCCGGCAGAGGAATCCCTAAATATGTCTCCGGCTGTTCGACTATCTCAGAGACGACAATTTCCTCCTCCTCCCAATACGAGCCGATAACACCGAAGCCATACTTGGCCGGATCAAGCAACCATGTATATAAAGGGGTAGCCATGCCCCCCACGGTGTATTGATAGTCCATCAGGGATTCTACAGCTTGCACGTTCATTTGTGGTTCGCCATGCCGGGCTTGATATTGGAACACGGGATTACGGGAGAGAAAGACTGAAGTCCAGTAGGTATGTGCTGTAAGGGCGACCGCATAGCTGTAGGGAATTTCGATCGTGCCAAAAGAGAATATTCCTGACTTTTTTAAATCCTTACGATCCTTGTTCGGTTTCGTATCCGGAATGTATGCGAGAAAACGCTCTTCAGCGTCTTTCCACGTCGCATATCGCTGTGACATTTTTTCCCGGGAGAGCGATAGGCGATCGAGTAAAGCGTCTAATAATGTTCGATGCTCGGGGGTACCGAATTTAACTTCTTTATGACTCATGGGGAAGCCCTCCACTCAGGCAAGTCAGGTATCATTTTTTCGTCGTCGGCCAGTCTTTCAAATTCGCCTTCAATTATATTGCTGTCGGCAGAAGCCCCAGCCAATCTAATCGCCATCGACACCGCATCCAAGACGTCATCATGCGAAACGTCAGGGTAATCCGTATACTGTTGAATAAAATCAACATGACTCTTATGAACATACAGAGTTCCATTAGACGCTCGCCCCACCAGCGCCTGTGTAATTCGATCCCGTTTTTTACGTCTGTCATCGATCTCATGAACATAATAGTGACGACCTGTTTGGCGCATTTTCTCACGAAGAAAATACGCAAGTGTCCGTTGATACGCGATCGACTCTACACCCACCATACGCGGCTTCCACTTCGCTGCCAACCGAAAAAACTCGGCCGCGGTATCCTCGGGCTCCTGATCGCGCCCCATAGAATACTCGATCAGGTACGTATTACCTTGGTAGAAGCCGATAACCGCGAGCACCTGCGGGTCCGTATTACGACCCTTATGCCGGGCCTCCTCGCTCAGAGGGGGGGAAGGGTCTATAGCCATAAATACGCGCATACCGGTGTCGGGCAGCATATCCCAGTAGTTGAGCCACTCCGCCTTGAACAGGGAAGTTTCGGTCGCCGTGATTCTACACTCCATTTCACGCATCCATAATGACAGTTGATTACGCGCGACATGCGCTGCTTTTTGCTCCATCAGCTCAACTTTAGGGAAACGCTCTTCCCAGATGCTAAGGGGGTCTTCCTCGTTGCCAAGAAAGCAGCCGAATTCTAGCGAAGTCCATTGCGCATCACGCAACGCCGACTCAACAAGGTCTTCCCCGTGAAGTGGCGTTTGAAGCAGAACCATCTTGGCGTGTGGGTTTTCGGTCGCCGGGACTAATGACTTCTCAAGCGCGCCGAAAAATAAATTGGATATTTTGTACCGCTGTTCGGGCGTAGCCGTGTTTTCTTCGTCGCAGGGATCGTCGACAACAATCAGGTCGGGCCGGTGATCATCGATATTAATTCCGCGCGTCTGACCAGTGATACCGAGCGCGATAACTCGCGTCGTATGGCCCTCTGTCGTGTGCAGTATTTCAATATCTTCAGATGACCACTTCGCTCCGCGCTTAAGGCCGAAAGTTTGTGCAAAAGGCCGGTTATACTCAACTGCCTTCTTAAGCCATTCGACGGTCTTGATCGCGTGATTTTGCGACGCTGAAACAAAAAGGATAGTGCGCGACAACCCATAGGCGATTCGCATAGCCGTGAAGACACGTAAGGTTGTAGTTTTCGCGCCACCACGAAAAACTTCAATGGCGACATAGCGGTTGGCCGGATTGACCAGCGCCGTCCATATTTCCCGGTGGAACGGCGGAGGCTGCTGTTTGATCGCCTTCGGGAAAAAGTACCGGGCGAAAAAGAGAGGGTCGGCCGCTCCGAGCTGTACGGCTTCAAGCGGTGTAATCTTGTTCATAACAGGTGAACATTGTAGAGGCCGCCACGCATCGGGGCACATTCGTGAATATGTGAGCACAGAGCGGTGGGCCTTTCTCGAAATGTCAAGGGATCAAACCACTTGACAACCTCAATTAGACGTATTTCAAATAACTTCCCCCCCTCCATAATCTTTGCAATGCAAGGGTAGTATAGGTCATTGAGCTGTTCCCATGCTTTCGAGCCATGCTTCAATTTCGCTTCGATAATCACGAGGAGCCCTTTTTTGATGTCTATGTAGAGACCATCGGGCTGACAAAAGCGTACCCGGTGGCCGGTACGGTGATGACGGTACGCAATCCATGGTGCCTCAATATATTTGTCTGGATATCGCTCAAGGAGGGTGGCGTGAACGCGGCGCTCAAAGCGCTCGCCGTTAGCCCGCGCGCCCGTCCTGACCGCGTGCCTCGGGAGCCAGTCCGGCTTCTGGACGAAGCGCGCATAGCTAACTTTGAGCATCGGGCGGAGTAATATCAACGCCGCCTATCGCCCCTGTCCCATCCTTTACCTCGCTAGGAGGGGGGGAAGCCGTGTCAATGGGCTCTTGAAGGGTCAGGGCCTTGTTCATGATTTCACGAGCCGCATGTATCTGGTCCGCTCCAACGACGTTAATCGTATTTTGCTGAGCAATATAATTGGCAGGGGACCCCATATTAGCTTTACCCGTGTAACCGAGTCGGTCGAAGAGACGATCCACCGCATCAAGGAGGAGTCGAGGGTCGTCGATAGTGTCGATTTTTTCGCAGAGTCTGTCGATCGCTTCATGTGCGGCTCCATGTATCTTCTCTCGAAGGTCGAGAATGATTGTGTTAAAAACTTGGTCTTGGCGCTCAACGAGCTTGGCCCGGAAAGCATCGGAGGAGGTAATCGCCCTCATCCAAGCAGGGCTCACACCGAAATAGGCAGCCATGTCGCGATTGGACGAAAGGGGGTTTTCGATGAGCCAATTGAGCATGGTGTCATAGCGCGGTTTGATAGGCGCTGCGGTGCCCTCTTGTGGCGAGAGCCCTTGGAGGGGGGGAAGCGCTACTTTCGGTGATCTACTGCGC